TTGTAATATTAAAAAATACATGAAGAAAATAGCCGCTAACGCGGTGCTAATTAACTTATGTGACGTGAATCACATAATTGTATCAAATATCTGTGATGGAGACTTTGACAGTGTACAAGCGTATACGGAAGAAATTATTGATAAGTTGTCAACATGTTTGGCAATCATAGGTAGAGATGGCAGTGGAATTAAAGATTTGTTAGGCGTTAAGGAAATTGATCAAGCTATAAAATACACAATATATGAACAAACGGAGGCACGTTTAGGCGATGAGTAAGTCGATTAGAAAAGTCAACATTCCAGAAACGACAAGAATTAACTTTGTCGACAAGCGCACAACCATAAAGGAGACGGATGAAGATGGTGGAATCGCTTTTTATGATCTCGATTCAACCCTACTGTGTGAGGGATATTTCACAAGCCAAATTCGCGGTGAAATTCAAAAAGTTGAAACAGATAATGAGACTTATTACACTTTTACGTTCAACAATGGCGAGAAAACACATTACCGCAACTTCTACAAGTTGCGTAAATGACGGCATATATGCATCTGGTTTACCACCGTAGACCATAACACAACACACTATAATATAAACGGCTGACATCACATACTAATATAACATTACACTTCAAACAAATAACAAAAAGGAGACTTAAAATTATGAAGAAATTTGAACTTGTATCTGGTGACGAAAAATGCGTAAAGCTTGTAGAAATTAACGGTACAACCGCCCTTGCAAAAGATGCGAAACCATCTGGCAAGCTTTTAGGAATTGTAATGGGTACAGATGAAGATACTTTCAAAGTTACCTATTACTTATGTATCGAGACTGAAGAAGGTTTTGGCATTTATGCAACAGGTGTGCAGCGTGAAATTGAAAAAATCGCTGATTTATTAACAGATGCTATTGCAGATGGGCATGATTTTATCATTGAATGCACAACAGGCATTTCAAGAAAGTCAAATCAGACGTTCTTTAAGATCATGGTAAGAAGCTTTTAAACGCGGTAACGGTCAACAGTGCGGTTGATATCCAAAACATAGAACGGAAAGTTAATCAATTTGTTCGTTTTTGTATCTATAAGGGGCTGGAAACAGTCCCTTTTATAATTACACAATGTTAACAATTTGTTAACAAAATATCTCATATTTGTTCATATTTCCATGCTACAATAAAAGAACAATAAAGAAAGTGAGGTATATATATGTATTTAGAAAGCCAATTATTACAACTTCAACACGCTATCGTATTAAGAGCACTTGACGATATTAAAACACCCGTTTTAAGACTCAAGTATTACCGCGAAGTTAGAAGCTCACTTGAAACATTTGCACCGCTTTATCATATGACGGCAGATGAAATGATACAAAGCGCAATCGCAAGCGGTTATATCGAACCTTTTACAGAAAGAGAGGTAGAGGAGTATGGCAAGTAAACAAAAAGAACGTGTGGGCGAAGTCCAACGTGCAAAAGGTGTTTTATATGAAGTGACTAACGACAAGTACACGCTACTCAAACAGCACTACACAAAACAAGAGCTTTTGTTACTTCTGAGAACCTTAGGCAAAAGAGCGCAAACTAGATTAAAAACGTTAAGCACATATTTCAGTGAACGCGGCAAAAAGTACACTGGACAAATCAACCCTGTATATGACAGATATAAAGGATTCGACATAAGATATCAAGGTTTATCCACACAGGCACTTTACAAGAAAGTTAGAACAGCAATCGACATTTTAAACGCGAAACAGTCAACTTATAGCGGCTATGTGAAATTACAACATGACTCTTTTAGTAAGTTAAAAGAGAATCATCCAAAATTGAAGGATTTAACATTTGATCAATGGCAAGCGATGGTTGTATACATGGGCATGTGGCAATCAGCACATGAAGGTGAGCAATACGACAGCGAAACCTTGTTAAGTAATTCCAAATGGTCGTATGAGACGGGGCAATGGGGACCTTTTGACTTTAAGAAAGTTGACCTTGATAAATGGTTTTTAGACGTTCAACGTGAAGGAACGACGGGACAATGGTTAGACTTGAAAGAGGATTTTGACGACATTTAAGAGAGGTGCAAACAATGGCAAAACGAAAAGAAAAAATTTCATATTGCAAAAAGTTTCTTTGTTTTGACATTGAAACGACTCACGAGCACATTTCAGAAGATTGCGACATAATCTACACATGGCATTGGTCTGTGATGGATAGCGACTACAATTATAATACGTGTTCTTCATGGGGCGATTTGTACGATTATTTACATAGCCAATATCAAACATTTTCCACACAAGGCGAAAACCGCTTAATTGTATACGTTCATAACCTCTCCTACGAAATGGAAGCAATAATTAGAAACCTTGAGGGGCATACCATGACGGGCGGCTTTTACATGGACACCCACGAACCCTTATATCTCATCATTGACGATGTACTAGAGTTTCGATGCAGTTACAAGCTTACTAATAAGGGACTTGCGGCTTGCGGTAAAGATGTAGGACTTGAAAAGCTTGAAATGAACTATAAAGATATCGTAAAACCAGGCGAAACGTTGCCGCAAGACAAAGAGCGCTATACATACCGTGACGTTGAAATCATGGTGGCGAAAATCCATCAGCTCGAAGAACAGGAAAATAAACCGTTCTACGAATTTCCTTACACAAATACTGGGTTCTTACGTGACGAGCTTCGCGCTATCATGAAAAAAGATAGCAAATGGATGAAAATGTTTCGTAACACTTCGCTTGACTATGACAGATATGTGATTTGTCGAAAAGCGTTCATGGGCGGCTACACTCACGCTAACTACATGTATGCGGGGCAAATCATGGAAAACGTGGATAGTTACGACTTTGGTAGTGCGTATCCTTTTGCCATAGCAACAGAAAAATTCCCTGTTGCACCTCTCAAGCGTTTACCAAATGCGAATATTTATGACTTAAAACGTTTAATCAATACAGACAACTATCTATTTATATGTACCATTACAGCAAAGAACGTTCGCGCAAAAGGCACAATGACTTTTCTTAGCTCCTCGCATTGCGAAGTATCAAGCGATAGTGTACTTGATAACGGAAGAATCTATAAAGCCGACATGATAAAAACAACATGTACTAGCCTCGATCTTGCTATCATTTTGCGAATGTATAAGATTGATGCTATCCGCGTAGATGAATGTTATTATTGTAGAGCTGACTATTTACCATCGGGAATTGTTTGCACAATGTTAAAATATTACAACAACAAACAGAGTTTAAAGCATGTAAAAGGCGAAGAATTAAACTACGCAAAAGCCAAAAACCGTGTAAATTCCTTTTATGGGATGTTTGTGCAAGACCCTATACATGATGTTGTTACACTTGACGGCACGGAGTGGACTTTAGAACACTGTGCTATCACAAACAGAGAAGAAATTTCCGCACAGCTTGAAAAATTTTATAAATCGTTTAGAAGTTTTTTGCCATACCAAATAGGCGTTTTTATACCAGCATGGACACGCTACCATTTAATGCATGATATAGTGTCAAAAATTGATAGAAATGTGCTTTACTGTGATACAGACAGTGCAAAAGTTATCAATCGAGAAGAATGTTTGGAAGTAATAAACAGTTATAACGACTATGCAAAATATAAAATTGACCTAGCAATAAAACGCTATGGTTTAGATTATAAACTACCAGATTTAGGAGTGTTTGACTGGGAAACTGAAAAAACTGGTGTATGGTTGAAATTTAAGACTTTTGGTGCTAAGAAATATATATATCAAGGCACTGATAACAAATTGTATATGACCGTGTCGGGACTCTCGAAGAAAGCCGTAAATTATCTTACGTCAATCGAAGATTTTGAGATTTTTACAACTTTCGATAAAGATGTATCTGGACGTACAATATCACACCCAACAACAAATTCAATTCCAACTTATGATAATGGCGGTACGTGGATAGAAGATACCACTTATACTCTATCAATCTCACCAGAATACGGAGCTTTGATTGGAATTGACGTTTATAGCATCAAACCGACTTTAATTACAAAAGAGGGAAAGAAAGAAAATACAGATGCAGATATAAATAAACGTTTAGAAAAGTTTACGGTAAAAACTAAACACTTATCACCAATAATATTAGAAAAGATAGGAGAATGATATGGAAATAGAAAATTTATACATTACTGTTGGCGATGAAACCTATATTAACATTCCATCGCTATATACTTTAAACGCTGACGTTTACATTGTATTTGGTGAGCGTTCGGCGGGTAAAACATACTCAGTTTTCAAGGGTCTATTTGACGACTATGAGAGAACAGGCGCACAATTCGTTTACATGCGTACACGCGAAGAGTATCTTATCCGTGGTAGAGCGTGGGGAGCTGTCGCAAACATCAAGCCGTATGTTGAAAAAACACTCTGGAAAGAAGAAGCAAACCTAAATTATTATAGTGGTGTTTATCGAAAACAAGAGTTGGGGCGTAATAACAAATGGATATACTCACCGTGCGGCTATAGCTCATCAATTGCCTCATGGATGAAATACAAAGGTAACGGCTACGATTCAGTAAAAACTATATTTTTAGATGAATTTATCGAGGACGACGACACTACTACAATAATACCGCTGTCAAGAAACGAATTTTTAAAAGGCTATAGTCAGCAAATATCAACCATAGTTAGACGACGTAAAGACGTAAAAATTGTAGCATGTGCAAACAGCATCAACCCGAAAAGCCCTCTGTTTGATTATTACAACATTGACGCACGTAAACTAGAACAGGGAAAAGTTTACATTTTCAACCGCAAGCTCGAGGACGGTGATACAATGAAAATTTGCGTTCTCTATACCGAACCACCCAAAAAAGTACACGTTTCAAAACATCTTGCCGTTTATGAGTCCCAAACAAATGACATGACTATAAACGGAGCTTGGCAAGAGGAAGTCTATCCAGAAATTTATAATCATTTATCATGGAAGTGGTACGCGGAGTTAACAGTTAAAACCAACCGTGTTTACATTGCAGACTTTGGAATAACCGTAATATTTCCAGAAAAGCAACGTTGTCCTATGGTAATTGTAGACGGTAAATACAAATCAAAAAACAATATACTCACAAATGAGCTATATTTACCGACAACACGCAAATTGATAGAGTGGATGTTATACTACAAACGCACATCACAAATCTGTGCAAGCTCAAAAGCAGCAAGCGAAAAATTCAACGACTTAATCAAACGAGTTCTTATTGACAAAAACTAAACCTATGATAAAATAAAACTGGGACTACTAGACAGACTGTGAAGAGCAGAGTAGTTGTGCAAACTGTCAGCACGGGCGTGGAGACACGCCCACCTTTTTAGAAAGTGAGGTGTTGTGATGGATGTAAGCGCGGTAACACAAATAATTACAAGTGTAGGATTTCCAATTTGTATGACGTTAATCTTATGTTACTACATTAAGTATCAAACGGATGTACATAAAGAGGAAACAAAGGAGCTTACAAATGCAATCAATTCTTTGAGAGAGATGATATCGGAAATCAAAACAAAATTAGAAGATGAGGTGAAAGCATGACATATTATGAGGTTATTAAAAAGGCGTTGTATATGTTTTACCATCGAGACGAATACGCTTATTTTTATGGTTCGAAAGGACAGGTATTGACAGACGAAGTTATGAACACTTTAATCAGTCTCGAACCCGCGTATTTTTCAAAATACACAACACAGGAGCTTGCAGCGTATAAAGATTTTTCACGTGGTAAAATTGGTTACGATTGTAGCGGCTTCGTGTCCGCTGTTGTAGGTGTACAAAATTATAGCACTGGACACTATCATGATGGAGCAGAAAAAACAACACCGCTTTTAGGCACAGAAGGAAACGGCTTATATTCATCTTTTGGCGGTAAAGGTAGACATGTTGGGATTGACATTGGATACGGTTTCTTTTTGCACATGCCAAAAGAAGGGCATACCATTGAGCTAGGCAGAATCGTAGAATATGACTGGGAACACAGTTTCCACTTTGCAAACATTAACTATGAGGGGGCGAAAGCATGATTGATATTGAAAAGATGGTGACAACTTTAAACATTCCCGACGGTATGACCGTCGATGAAATGCGGCGTATCGTAGTAGATGTTTTAGATATGGCGAAAGCCTCAAATGAGGCAGAAAAAGCAATTGCAACAGAAAACGCAACACTGAAAACGGAAAATGATCGACTCAGCAAGCAGAACTTAGAGCTGTTCAACCGTGTGACAACTTCCATTTCTCCGTCCACTAAAACAAAGGATGAAGACGAAGACGAAAAAGAGGAAGTCACAACAGACGATATTTTAAGTTATTATATTTAAGGGGGGTATGAATTATGGCAAAAACAACAAAACCGCTGACAAGCGCACAGCGCGGCGTCAATCTTTTTAACGATGCACGAAGGAATTCTTCAAATGAGTATATGAGGGCGACAGGCGAAGTTACAGTGGCGACTTCCATTAGTCACGCTATGACTCCAATCGTCAAGTATGCTCCGTTCATGAATGAATTTTTACATTATGTTGTAAACAAAATTGTCATTCAGTCAGTAGAATCAAAGATGTATACCAATCAGTATGAAATGCTGAAAAAGGAAGGTTTTCCACTTGGAACCGATCTGGAAATGAACTACGTAAATCCGGCTATGGGTCGTGACTATGATATTTCTCTCGGAGCGACACTTTTACAGGTAACAAAACCAGATGTAAAAACTTGCTATTTCCGACAGAATCGAAGACGACAGTTTCCAGTCACAATTCCACGCGAGCTTATGGAAGGTGCTTTTACATCATGGGAACAGCTTGACAGTATGGTCACGGGCATGGTGACAAGTCTCTTTAGCGGAAATGAGATCGAAGAAGAAAACCTCATCAAAAAATTGATTCAGACTTCCGTAAAAAATAACGTAGTAATCAAGAAGGAAATTCCATGGGATGAGGCAGACCCGGCCGCTTCATCTGTCGGCTTCATCAAGACTATTCAGAAAATTGCACTTGATATCACACACGCTTCAAGTAACTTTAACAATTATCAGGCATACGCAACCGCACAGGGAATTGCAGACGCAACACCAGCCATCACATGGACTCCATCTGAGAATCTATATTTGTTTATAAGAAGTGACGTTTTAGTTAACTGTAATGTTGAAACACTTGCGGGAGCTTTCAACATGAGCAAAGCAGACCTTGTAGGGCGTGTAACACCATTTCCAGATTTTAATTACCTTGACTTTGGCTCCGCTGTTGACCCTGTAACAAAGTACTGGAAAACTATTACCGATGATCAAAATATTTTAGCTGTATTAGCAGACGTGAATACTTTCGAGTACCGCGACAATCTGAGTACAAGTGGTGACTTTTACAATGCGGCTGGACTTTATCAGAATCAGTACTTAAATGTTTGGCAGACCTACGGCATTAGACCGTGGGGAAATGCTGTTGCTATTTGTAAACATGCATAATAAAGGGGGGATAATATGACAACTGTATACCTTTTCGATTCGCCATTTGACGACAGCGGTAAACATTTGTTAATCCCTAAAGAAAGAAACGCTGAGGGGTTCTTGAAAGAGCTTCTCAGCGTTCTTACTTATAAACGCTACGATAATGTAACGTGGGAAAGACAAGGACAGACTTTTCGTTGCCCAGTCCGTGCAGATGAGTTAAGACGCTATAATTATATGGCTTATCAAAATGAATCGAGAATTGAATTTGCGTATATTATAGACTATCAGTACGTTAATAATAAACTGACATATGTAAATACATCTATTGATTATTGGGCTACATATATTGATAAATTCACATTCCATCCGTCTCCTATCATGCGGCAACACCCCGCAAGTGACGGACTTTTCGCGAACTTCTATCCCGAACCTACACAAGTTGACAGGTGGGAAATTGCTCGAACCGAATACGGCTTTTCAAAAGATGATGACGATTCTGTTTACTTGATGACCGCCAACAATACAGACACCTATGAAAACAGGTCTAGTGATTTCTACGCGGCAATCGCAAATTTTGCAATGGGTGATTATGGACAAATCAATAATTTCTTCTCGTTAGTTTCCGTCAACCCTTGCGAATGCGGCGGCATAGTCCAAAGTAACACTAGCAAATTGTCAAGAGCACAAGCGTTAGAAGTGGTTAAACGCTATGCAAAGTGCGGGCGTCAAGAGGATATCATAGGAGCTTATCACGTACCAAAGTTTTTTGCCACTGAGGTTAGCGGAGAAAATCTGGACAAAGTCGACAACAGGACAGGAGAGGTTGAGTTAGTGCAGTCCTTTGTTGAAAAACCTTTGTGGAATAAGTTGTACACTTCCCCACAATTCAATAAGTTAACTGTAAATTGTGGCGGTAGTGCGAAAGAGTATGACTTCCGCTATTTTGATGAATCCGCCCTTTTAGCCAAAAAATTTAAATTCAAGTGGGCGGCTAATCAATCCCAACTCGGTGGTATCGTCATTACACCCCAGCAGTACGGAAACGGCACAAACGGAGACTATTCGCTTGCAAGTAGCACATGGGATAGCGTACAACTTTCGACTACACAGTTAAACAACAGCGGAGTCATGCGCGACTTTGGAAACTTTGGCGTTGCGTCAATCGGAAATCTTTTTTCACTTGACATTAAAGGTGAGCTTCAAGCCGCTGAGACTTTCGCGGAAAATTTGGGTGCTAAATTTGAAGAATCAGACCTTACAATTGGAAATCCAACAGGAACTATTGCAATGTATAACGCTCTTTTCCCTATGATTTCAGTTGCCTGGTACTATCCTTCATTGCAAGACATAAAAAAGTTTAACAATTATTTTTGTATGTACGGCTATAATTACAATGGTAGTTTAGCAGATATCGTTATTGATTCTTTGCCAATTGTAAACTACGTTCACACAAGCGGAGCAATCATTACCGCGGAAAACGCACCACAAAACGCAATCGCGTACATGGCAAACAGGCTTGATAGTGGTGTGTGGTTTTGGCACGGTATCGGAAACTATAAACACACTGATAAAATCTTAGAAAATCATTTTCCAGAAAGTGAGGGCGGTTAAATGGCAACTTATATTGGCGAAGCATCAAAAGATGAAAACGACAATCTTAGGGGCGGTAAAGACGGAGATCAAAACGGGCTTGAAGTCCGCGTAACAGGTTGGTTTCCTCAAACAGGGGACGGTAGGCGCTGGGATTGGATAGCACGTATTCGCAACCGTCCAGACGTTGCAAGAGGAATTGCAACACTTATGATAGAGTCGTGTGATAATCAAAACGTTGGATATAATCAAGACAGACGGGAGACTTTCACAAATGAATGCAGAAAAGTTGGGTGGAAACCGAAAAACGTTACTACTCCGTGCGCGACTGATTGCAGTGCTCTAGTAGCATGTGTATTAAACTGTCTGAATATCAAAGTGAGCACAAGCATGAACACATATAGCGAACTTGGCGAATTAAAAAATACAGAGCTGTTTGACATATTATATGACAGTAAATATCTGACAACAGGTGACAACTTGCAAGTAGGTGACATTTTGCATATGCCTGGACATACAGCAATAGTTGTGCAAAATTCAGAGTCAACACAACCAGTTCCCGAAGAAAATAAAGAAAACGAACAAGTTGGCGCGCGAATGTGGATAAATTGGCAATACTTCGAGTCTGGAAAGAAATATACTGACAATAGTGGTTGGTATATTAACGGTGACGGTGGTCAAGCGTATGGGCGCTATCAGTTTGACTATGAATACGGACTTGTTCCTTTTATGCAATTTTGCGTGCAACAATACCCGAACCTTTTTAGCGGCTTCCAGCCGTACATTGATTTGGGTGCCAAAAATCCCGCACTTATCAATAACGAGGGACTGAAACAGCTTTTCATTGACTACACAAATAATTACTTGGCAGAATTTTCAAAAATGCAAAACTGGGCGATGTTTAACGACTACTACCAGTTAATAAGAACAAACATACAGAAACATCTTGGCTACGATGTATCTAACATTGGTGCTTATGCTGTCGGTACAGCCGCAAGTATATCAATTCGTGATAGTGGGCATTGGGACGCTGTAAAAGATATATTTGTGGGGACAACTGGAAAAGAGACAGAAAGCGATTGGATAAAATTAGTCATGGCGCGACAAAATGCAAAAACAGGCTACTATGACGGCAACCGCTGGACAACAACACAATACAACCGCGTCTTTGCTGACATGCAATCCCAAATAGGCGTTATCCAAATAGGCGAGGGCACAATTTCAGACTCAACCTCACACGCCCCCGTCAATCCCGCGGGAAGTGACGCGGGAAGTGCATCTGGTAGCGGCACAACTGGAGTTGTACAACCAACAACACCGCCCCCACCTATTGGCGGTATTGATGCAAGAAATACGTTTTGTCCGTATTGGTCATTAAAATACTTTGCAAATGTTTTGCCGTTGAAATTTGATCATTGACAATCACGGTCAATCTGGTAAAATGTAGGTAGAAGGTTGAGGGTTGAGGGGTGAGGGTGAGGGGTGAGGGTGAGGGATAAATTTACCACATTCCATGTAGAAAGTGAGGTGTTGAAATGGCGAAAAGAAATATAAAAAATCAGAATACACAGACAGAAAATCTTTTAACTATCGGTTTGTATTATACTTTTTTGCGTAGGATTGCTGTTGATGCGTGGACTTTTGAGGGACTGCCGTTTGACGACGATGACGTTTACAGACATGCCAACAACATTTTAAATGAGAATTTTGTATTAGGTAAGCTTGGGGGACTCTGGAAAGAAGATGGTTTTTATGTTGTCGGAGATTGCACAACGTCAAGTACTAAGACGTGGTACGGCGGCGCGACAAAGTATCAATGCAGAACGTTTGTTAGCACTGTCAGTAGAGATTTGAGCGAAGTGGCTACTTTAACGGCTAGCTTATCACCATTTACAGACTACGACATTGTTTCTATTGATGGTCTGTGCAGACATTACGCGGCTTTATTGTATGAGTGCGATAGGTGCATAAACGTAAACCTCAAAGCACAGAACACGCCCGCCATCTTAAATGCGCCCGATGGACAAGAGCTGACTTTTGCCAATATGTATGAGGAAATCGCGGGTCATAAGCCTGTTGTTTATACAAGGGATATGTCACCGCTAAAAAGTCAGTATGACGACATTCGCCAAATTGTTTACCAGACACCCGCGCCATTTGTTGCGGGAAATGTTGAACAGCTTAAATCAATGTTAATGTCGGATTTTATGTTTATGTTGGGCGTTAACGGGCGAACACAGTCAAAAGTAGCGCAAGTTTCGAGTCTTGAGGTTATGCAAGACGCCCCAACACTTATGGTTTTGCGAAACTCCTATGAACAGGCGCGACAAAATTTCTGTGATCAATGCAACAAGAAATTCGGCTTGAATGTTACAGCTACATTTAACGATTCCAATATTGGCGATGTGGGACTTTTAGACCAATTCTCTGTTATGGACACTAATAGAGATACGGTAGAAACTGTTAAGAATGCTGGTTTAGAATCTCAAGAAAAGGGGGCTGGTGAAGATGACAATTCCAACGATTGACACTAACTTTACAGATAACGATAAGTATTGGTATGATGTGGGGGCGGCTTATACGCTCCATGTCTATGATATTTTGCAAAATTCACAGATTGGAAATGATAGGAAGTCTAATAAGAGCTTGTTTGATAATTATGATTTTGCGGCTTTTGGGCTTGACGTATATCCGCTTTTCAGTGAGGAGTTTAGAAAGCCGCTTAATGATATGATCATTCGGCATTTTTTAGAGTGGGAAATTGGTTATGAGACAGACTTTCTTTTCCGTGAGCACATGAGAGGTGATATGGCAAGAATCATGCCCGAACTAAACATCAAACTAAAAGCGCGGTTTGAAGCTTACAACACGGAGAAAATGTTTGAGACGGAAAACAGCAAAAGCGTTCATACTTCCGATGATTGGCATAAATTCTTGGATACTCCGCAAGGTCAAACAGATTTATTGGATGATAACTATTTAACGAATGTTTCAAAAAATCATGTGGATGATTCTACCACGCACAGCGGTTCAAGTGGGACTGCCGCGGCTAACGCACAGAGCTATACAAGTGCCGTGTGGGATTTTGAAACGGAGATTTGTGACAAACTGAAACATAATTTTTTGGGGCTGTTTAGGTGATTGACGAAAGTATAACTTATGATATAATGTGAATAGAATTATGAAAGTGAGGTGTAAATATGGCAAATATACCAATTATCAATCCGCCGGATAAAGAGCATTTGGGCTTTTGTTGGCATCATCAATTTACAATTCCTTTGCTATTTGATGATTGTTTGTCACTTCTGCAAAAGGTGTGCGCTTTGTGGGCGAAGCTCAATGACGTCATTGACGCATTGAATGAATTTAACGATGAATTTAATGCATGGGCGAAAAGTGTAGAAGAATCTTTGAAAGATTTGTATGCGAAGTATGAGGCGCTTGATACTAGAGTAACTAATATTGAGGAGCAGTTGCAAAATATTCAGACTGAATTGAATAATATTAAAAATGATATTACAAATATCAATCAGCGTTTAGACAATATCGAAAATAGAGTGTCAAATATCGAAAATGAAATCACAGATATTAAGCAGTCAATTTCCAACATTAACAACTCTATTACACAGATTCAAGCTGATTTATCCGCGTTAGAGGCTAGGGTGGAAAAGTTGGAAGATTTGTTGAAGAATCTTAACATTATTCCACCTCAGACAATTCTTGATTTAACCGACAACGATTCAGTCTGGGCGACCGTTTGGGGTGCATGGTGGGATTGGTTTTGCACAAATGTTATTGACTTCGCAAGCAGTGACAGTAAATCAAACTGGACATTATCCAACAATTTAAAATGGCATGATACAGTGACAAAACCGAAGCGAACTATTCAAATAGGCTATTTAGGTCAACCTGTTGCACTTGTAAAGTTACCATTCATTGCGGTACGAAAAAGCGTGTGGACTTCTAAACCAACCCTCCAAGAAATAGATGCAGTTGCACCAACTTTCAAGCATGATAGTTTATACCCAACTAATGGTTTTTTTGATCTTACATTAACGCAAGAGTTTGGATACACTGTGGATGAAGTCAAACTTATGACAAGTTATATTCCTTTTTTAACTAAAGACAGTATCATTGTTAAATCTGATAATAAGTGGACATATCCATGTTTTGCTGTTCAAGCTGACGTACGTTTACAAATTCCAAAAACTGGAACTAATGCAAAGCTTGCAATTATACCACAAAGCATCACGTTAGCGGCTGTCCCAAATGCGGAAGATGTATCAATTGCAACAGCTTGGGATTTATATATTTATTGTATCGCTGAGAATGGTTAATTAGAAAGCGAGGTATTATATATGGATTTATTGAAATATTTGAAACCAATGAAGAATTTACCAGAGAGGGTTTCCAATCTCGCGTTTTGGCATGGGGTGAGAAAGCTGAGGGATGAGGTTGTTAATGCGTTTGAATATGTGGATAGTTGGGGGGATGGCATTGAACTTAACATTTCTGCATTGCGAAATTATAAGATTTCAAGCTATCAGAGTCCTACATTTGACGCATCTTCCCCATCGCATACCATGGTTCTAGGCTTTAACGATAGTCAGCATTGGTGTAAGTTGGCATTAAATAACGTTACGTTAGCGAAAAAAGCCAATCAAATTATTATTCCTATGGGAATTAGTTTCGATATCATCACCGGCGATACAACAGTTGGTGATAATGTATCATTACCTTTTGCATGGTGTCGAACTGTTAGCACATCGGTAGACTCTATTACACTTTCCTTTATAAACACTACATATGTGCCTTGTTATAGTAAGTATCAAGCACCTTTTAGGGGGAAAAATTTCTATATTTATGGATATATAATTGAATATGATACGTAAATAAAGCCGCCATATTGGCGGCTTTTTGTTTGTTATTTGGTTGGGAAAGTGATTTCCAGAAGATGTTTAAGGGATATCAAAACAATTCCCATATTGCAAAGCTCTTTTGAAGTTTCAACCTCTTGCACTTCATGAAAGAATGCTTTAAGCATTCGCTTTGCTGTTTTGTCTTTGCCGTATTTAATAAGTAAATCTGCAATTTCGTCATACATCTGGTTTTTCTGTTTTGTGGTTAATGCATCCATAGTCAAGCCTCACTTTCATAATGGTCTTGTGGAATTTGTCCACTAACTTTATTGATTTCTGTTACAATTTTAGTTCCGTGCGTTTTATAAATAAAATATTTAATTGCGTCCATCTGGTTATTTGCAGAAACAGTTGTGTAGTCGGTACTATCGGTTTCAGTGTCAAAAAACTCGATTAAATATAACTTCATGTTATTCCCTCACTTTCTCATTATGCCAATGTGCATTCTACTGCATACATTTCTTTATATCCTTGCATTTTCAACACTTCTTTAGCACGTTTGATTGCGTTTTCACAGCTATATCCATTACATGCTACATATTCGGGGAAGATTGAGTCTGTGTTTTCGTCATAGACGGCTATCTCTACTGTGTATGCTCTGTATTGTTTTCTCATTTTATACCTCACTTTCTCCTGGCAATCTCTTGTGGATATCGTCACGAGTCACCCAGTATTCAATTGTCATATAATTTGTTGAGCGTCTGCCTTTATAGAAACATGGTCTTGTGCGGACTACGCCTTTTCCATACTTGCCATTATACTTATGTAATGTTGACAGATTCTCGTTCATATAACCAGGTACATCCGCACATGTCACATAATGCAAGTTGTTTTCGTGGCAGTATTCGCTTGTATAATCGCGATCACCTATTACAAGTGGGGAAGATTCAATTGTATTTCTCTTTTCAATTCCATAAAGATTCATATTACTCCATTTCTCACCGTCAAGCCGTTATGACAGCTATGATTGCTATTATCTTCATGCTCTACTTTTATTATATCTTCATGCTCTACTTTTATTATATCTACGTGATTCGTGGCTACCAGTTGCGGCTTCCCATGCTGATGACCACAGACCACTTTCCACATTTTGCATTGATAACTTTGCTTCTATATATTTATACATTGCATTTGTAATTTTGGATTTCCCCCACATAACATTCAGTCTTTTCACAAATCTATTGTAACATGCACTATATGTATTTACTGTCTTGCACTTTCTCAAGTGCGAAAGTGTTTCTTGCAAGTCTCTGTATACGGTAAAATATATCTGTCGCTTTTCATCTAACATATCAAAATCAATGTTGGCGAAAGTGTTGAGGCTAACGTGATGCCATTCTGGATTTTTTCTAGCTTTATATAAGCTGTCAAACATACAACACGTTGGTGCAATTGTCTGATAACCTTGCGTACAAGCGTTAAAATGTGAACAGTCACCGCACACTTTTTCAACGTCTCTATAAGAATATCTTTTGCTTAATGTGAAGCTATGTGTTTCCATAAGGTAATTGATTCTGTCGCGTTCGGTGTCTTGCGATTGCCCAAACATGCCGTAAATAGAATTTTTTAATACTTTCATTATTATTCCTTTCTTCAAGTCTTTCCTTGACGTCTTTGTTTTCTTTTCTTTTTCTGATTATATTATAGCAAATATCAGAATATA